TATATTATCACCACGGAAAGCCTTATTAATGAATCCATCTATTTGCACGGCCCCATTTTTCCAGGCGCTTGCAGGTGCATCCGTTCCGCTTTTGGTGAACATTTCACGGCCTGTATAGCTTGGGCGCTCAAAGATGTTAGTGCCTGTCACTGTCACAGCGATGGGGAGATCATCCTCCCCACCAGAGTTAGGCGTAGCTGTTACAACTGGGATAGCCATTAGAGCGTAGAGAACTTAGTTGCTACAATGTAACCACGGTTAGAGGCTCCACTATAGAGTGCGCTATTAAATAACCCTAAAGAATTGACATATAATAAAACATTGCCTGAAGGATCTACGCTCCAACTTCCAGCTTCAGTCCCACCAAGTACAACGTCAAATGCTTGGATTCTGTCTGGGCCAGCGTCAGCTATGATGCCGATTGTAATAGAGTCAGGATATTGAACATCAGCAGGAAGCGTAACAGTTGTATTTGCAGTACCTGAGCCACTCACGTTCATATTCCAAGTACCAATTTCAATTCTACGAGTGATGTACCCTAAAGTCTCACTTGCGCCTTGAGCGATCTTAGCGCCAACGATCTTGACATCTTCAATAGCAATACCAGCATCAGGAACTACTTCAGTGATAGTAGCAAGAGCAACTGTACCCACAGCAGTAATAGGTAACTTGGAGTCAATTAAGGCTTCAAATTGTACCTGTGTTGGGGTGTCACCTGTTTGGAAATACGTCTTTAGTGTTGCATCTGTCTGAATAGCCATCTTGTTACCTTACTGTGAAATCTGTTTCAATTATTAAATCACCGATGCCAGGAGTTGACCCATTCAACTCAATAGCATATTCCGAACTGTTCAACTGATCTGGAACATAGTCCACATTTGCAGTTGGAATTCCTGTACGATCTGCATCACTCGGCAACTTCATTATGTTGTCCAGAGGATTAGTTCGTGTTGCCCAAAAGGCTAAGTCACTAGCTAACTCTAATTGGTAGTCAGCTACTTTGTTGTCCTTAGATCTTGTAGGCCTGTCTTGTACTCTAAATACTGTCTCTAGTCCTACGAGCTTAAACTCAGACTTGTTAGACTCTAGGCGTAAACGAATGCGCTTACCTAGAATGTTCTTATCAAAGGAAATGTCACTATCTAAATCTTCAGTAAAGAAGGAAGCAACCTCTACTGCATTGTCATCAGCATACCCACGAACTGTCAACTCTAAGTCACTCTGATATGAACCACTGCGCTCAAATGGACGTACATAAAAGTTCGTGTTAGAATGTAACACCCACAATGATTCACTAGATCCGATCATCTCTGCAAAGTCTGCTGTCCAACCAAAGTCCACATTTAGACTACCATAGCTGTCAACAGTGCGTCTGACAAATCTAGAGCCTGTAGGTCCATTGAAAGTTTCAATCTGATTGATAGAGCTAGTTGCTTCATCAATAGCCACAAGCATCATTAAGTTAGTATCAGCATCAATACCACGAGTAGCACCTGCAAACTTAGGAGGCATTGTCCAAGCTGAACCTGAATATGAACTCCAGCCAATACCAACGTCTTCCTCTAAGCCAAGTCTTAAGGTTTGCGTAAGACCTGTAGCAGAAATATCGTCACTATACCAAAGCAGATAAAATCCATCAGGATGATATACGCCAACAGCATCATTTGTAGCCTTCTTAATCTCAGATGCAACAGTTTGTTTAGCTCTGTCATAGCCCCAATTTGCACCGTCCCATACTCTTACAGTATAGTCAGAACATACAGCGATAAAACGACTCTGATCCATGAAGGAGACAGTGCCAGTGTTCTTAACGCCAACGTGTTCATCCACTAAAGTAGCAGGGTAAAGAGTAGACCACCCTGAAACATCATTAGATGAGATCTCAGAGTTTAACGTAGAGACCCTGTAAGTGGAAGTATTACAAAGGATAGTCAAGGCATCAGGACTTCTGAAGAGAGCTGTGACGCCATCATCTACCTGTTGGAACTGAGAGCCTGCAAAGAAATAACCTGCAAGTTCAGGAGCAGCCGCTACTTCTGAGTAGTAATAGATTGAATCACCCTCTGAAGCCGCAAAGATATAGCCTGTTGTGACTTCACCTACCGACCCATTAGGGATAGGTGTGTACCCATATCCGCTAAGAATTTCATTATTGACCCATAAGGAATCTGAAGTGGAAATATTGTTGTTAGTCGCTCCAACAATAAAAGTACCACTAATAGACATAGAGCCAATGCCCACCTGCCAAGATTCAGCTTGGTCAAAAGTATACGTTCCAACAAGGTTAAAGACGTAGGGCGCACCAATACCACCTTCTCCATAATTAGCAGTACGGTATATCTTAATACCTGTCCACTGGGTTGTGTATGTAGGGGAACCATCACTAATAGAAACTACGAAGTCAGTTCCAACGACCATAGATCCAACACCTGCCCCTACAGTATTCTGTTCTGAATCAGCATCAGTAGGAGCAGAAAAACCTTGTACGACAACAGTATTCTCTTCAATTGGAGAGTCACAGTTGACAGTAGTAACAGCAGGTGATTGACTACCTAAGTTCTCTAAGGAAACACCAGACTCAGCTACTAGAACTCCGTCCACTTCCCTGTAATATGTATATACGAAGTTGTAAGTATAAGGACCGCTAGATGAAGGATTATCGGTATTAACAACATTCAAAGATCCAATTGGGTTACTAGCATTCAACCTACGAAGCACTAAATCACCATCAGAGTTTACAAGCTCTAACAGTGTAATCTTGTCTTCTTGGAAGATCACTAGGTTCTTGCCATAAGCTCGCATTGTAGACCTAGCATCAACTAAGTCTGTTACGTTTGAACTCTCATTCCATGTCACTAAGTCAGAAGAGATATAAGCTCTGTCTGCTCTGTGTAGAATATAAAGAGAGTCTACTTGATGGAAGTATAAATTATGTACTTGTCCTCCACCTGGGAGATCAGCGATATGCTCTGTTCCTGCACGACCCTCTAAGTGAGTACGATAAGGTAAAGCATTGTCAAGTAAACATACCTGAGTCTCATTGATCTCACTACGAGGTAAGTCAAGGTTCTGTCCTGTTAAAAAGCCACTTTGCGCTCTACGGACTTCTCTGTCAGCTTGTTGCTGAGTCTTATATCTTAATCTGGAGGTCATACTGAGTAGAATTGTGTTGAAGATTTGCCAATAATTCGGTTCTTGGTAGAGTACTTAGACCATACGGCCATGTCATCTGCATAAATGCTTTCCCAATCACCACCATTGCCATATTCTTCTCTCACAAGTCTACGCATAACACCAGAATACAATACCTGAGTTCTATGAGCTAGAGGAATCGTCAATGCGTTTGCCTCTGTCTCTAGTTGTTCAGGCCATACATACTGTTCCATCTGATAGAAAGTAGTAGTAGCACCTGGATTTTGGTTTTCATTAAAAATAATCTTAGCAGTAACACCAGGCTCAGTTGAGTCCGTTAGAGTAACTACTGCATTAGAAATCTGGTCTCCTAAGTCGTCTGTGAAACCACTTAAGAAACCATTTCCTCTTACCATTCCATTGTAGCCATAACCATCATTAGGATTTTCCCTAGTGTATAGTCGTGATACTCTGCGAACATTAACAGGTAATTCGTATTCATAGATCCCATCAGTCGTAACTAGATAAGGATCAGGCTGTACACGGTTGAAGTTTGAATCGTCAACTAATAACTCATTCTGAATCTGATTAATCACATCAAGGATCTCTGTACGAGTCCTGTTGTTGTTAGCAGGGAATTTCCCAATGTATGTTACTAGTTGACTTGTATTCATTTTTAGCCTTCAATAATTTTAGCAATCAGCTCTACTTTTTTATCAGTAGGTAACGGCTTGATATTCTGTTTTACAGCGAGCTTCTTTAAGTCAGCCATTGTAAGTCTAGATAGTGCGTCTGCGGAAAGATCCGTTTCTTCATCTACCTTCTCAACAACTACTACAGGAGTTTCTACCACTGGGGCTTCAACTACTGTCTCAACTACTACTGCTTCAATTGCTTGTGAGTTATCCACGACAGGAGCGCCACGCATAACATCTACTAACTTCGCTTGTCCTGCATCTTGAAATTCAAAGAGTCCTGTTTTGATTAAACCATCAATAGCAGCAACATTGAATTCACACAACTTGACGATAGTTTGACCACCTTCAATGATTGCGTAAGAGCGGTAACTTTTAACTGAGCGAGTCTGATTTCCACGAGAAGTCTCAATAGTCTTAACCTCGTCAAACTCAAGCTCTACCATCATGTGATGGTTAATAGGGTGGTCAGCGTAAACACCTGTATATTCTAATGCAATTTCCATATTTGTTCCTTTTCATTGAACCTTAGTAAGAGAAAGAGAGGAGATTTCTCCCCCCTCTTAAATCTAGTTTAATTAGTGCCACAGAAGAGTAGCATAGATGACTTAGCCAACACAGAAGTGTCAGTCTGAGATCCACTTGGTAGATCATACTCACCAATACGCCAGCCCTTGGTACAGAATGCTCCGATACCTTTGTTCTTGTCGTAATCTTGAGATTCATCTTCGTAGTGAACTTCTTCCATAGTGTACTCAAAAAGCGCACCTTTACCGAGAAGCATCGCAACGTCAAAGACTGTGTTACCAGCAACAAAGCTACGTCCGTCAGTATCACCAGCGCCTTTGTAAGCGAAAGAGACTCCACCAGAAACAGTAACCATTGGAGAACGAGGATCTTCAATCATAAGAAGAGGACCGTACTCACCAATAACGTGTTTCAACAAACGGTTATTCATACCACGAACGTCACCATCTTTTAGTGTTTCGTAGAAGTTAGAAGTACCAGGTTGTAAGATGTAACGCTTCTGACGAGAAGGAACCATCAAGACCCAACGAGATTTTCCACCCATTTCAATAGACTCAATGTTACGCTCAAGCTGAATAGTCTGAATCAATTGGTCAAGGTTATCTTGAGACAAGCGGTTAGCAGCAGCAGGAGTAGCAGGTTTAGCATTAACAACGTTAGTAGTGTAAGTTGCAGGAGTCGCAGAGTAAGCAACAGGAGCAGCTACACCAGCATACATGATGTTAGCGTTTAAGCCTTGAGTAAGAGAAGTAGGGGCAACAGTAAGGTTTCCAGAGAAACGCTCACAGATAGCTTCACGCTTTAGTTTACCGTTAGTCTCTTTTCCCCAACGTGCAAGCTGTGGACGTACTTTTTCACGAATAGAGTAAGCATCCATCTCTTTAGCATCAATACCGTAAGTTTCAATGTTGATAGCGTTTGAGTAGTTGTTCGCATAAACAGTAAGTGAACGCATAGACTGAACGTCTTCGTTACCCATTTGTTGAGTGCGACCTTGTACACCAGCTCCAGAAAGTGCTTTTAGAGTAGTGATTGTTTTAGAGTAGTTACCAGTAGAGGCAGTTACTTTTGCAACAATAGACTCAGGAAGAGTTTTAGTTTCGTCAGTATTAACAACCAATGAAAGTGCTTCAAAGGGGTCATTCATTAGTACTTCGTCACGCAACTTAAGGTCGTGTGCGGTCAGTCGGGTATCGGCATTTGTTCTTAACATTCTATGTTCTTTCTATTTAAACGCCAAGGGCTTTCATGGCAAGCTCGTAGTTAGATCTTTCAGTAGGTGAGAATGAACTAGGGTCTTTCTTAGCAATGCTATGAATAAACGCTCCAGCTTGTTCTTCACTCATACCGTGAATCTCAGTCTTGTCAAAATTACCTTGGCCTGTTGGAGTAGACAAAGTTGGTGTCTGCCCCAGGATTTGTTGTTGTTTTAGTTGCAACGCAGCTTGTTCTAAAGTAGCTGATGTCGCAGGAGTAGCTTGAGTAGAATATCCACTCTTATGTAAAGCATATTCAAAATCATTGTACTGTTTCATGTCAGAGCCATTGGCCACCTGATAGATTTTAGTCAACTTTTGAATGTCTGAATCTGATACACCGTGAGCTTTTAAGGACTCTTCGGATTTGTTACCAAGATTAACCAAGTTGTTTAGTTCATCAAAAGGACGATCAGTCTTTAGCGAAGGAATGCTATTGATCTTTTCACCGATTGTAGAAACTCTACTGTTAGTTTTCTCTTGCTCTTGTCTGATCTCACGCTCTAATGCTTCGCTGTTGTCTCTTGCTTTAGCTTCATTTTCAGCCTTTAGCAATTTACCTTCTAGTTCTGCTGTCTTTGCGTATAACTTTTCAAGAGAGCCTTCATTATAAACATCTTCAACTTTACCCTGTGCTTGCGGTGTCTCTGCCATATCTGGTGAAGAGGACGGTGCGCTATAGCCGATTTCTCTGAAGTACTGTTCCCGATAAACAGGATCTTCCTTCATCTTACGGTCATGGCTAGCCTTTTGTTGGTTCTGAGTATTCAAAGCATTAGACAACTCATAGTTCTTTTTACGAAACCATGCTTCATCTTTAACTTCTTCTACTTTAGCAACAGGCTCAATTACTGGTTCTGTCTGTTCTGTCTCTAATTCAACTGCTTGAGGCGTTTCTTCCTCAATTTCTGCATTCAAGAATTTGTCAACAACTTCCATTGGAGCGTCCTCTATTGACTTCGTTCCTTCTGAAATTTCTTTAACCCAATCTATCTGCGTATCTGATTCTTGGCCTATCATGCCTTCTCCTTTGGTTGCATTTTAAACAAATGCCCTGTTGTTCTGTGACGATAACTGAGTATTCAGGTCGTCTTTACTGAAAATATAAACATTTTATCCACAATCTATCAACATTCTATCAACTTTTATCCAGTTACGTCTGAAGGTGAGTTGTTAGAGGAAGCATTATTGCCTTGTCCTTCACCACCTGCGATACCTGCATTTGATGGAATTGGACCTGCGCCTGGACCACTTGCAATCTCTCTTGGACCTTGTGGAGGTTGACCACCAGCTTGTCCTTGAGGATTCATTGCCTGAGCTGCTTGAGCTGTAGCCATGTCCATTTGTGCGCCTTGAGATTCTACTTGTTTGAATTGGAATGCTGTCCAGGCTTCTGCTGCTTGCTTCATTTCTTCTGCTGCATCACTTGGAAGGCCTAGAGAATCAATCATGTGTTTCTCATAAAGAGATTTCATAATTGGATTTGTAGTTACACGCTGTAGCTCTACATACTTCTGTAAGTTCTCTTGTTTATGAGTACGTCCAGCAGGAGAATCAGAGATAATAACATCATGTCTAGGAAGATCTGCAATGTTATTACGAACTTTGATTTCACCTTCAGGAGAAACACCCATTCTGTTAAGCTCAATCTCAGTGTTGTTACGATTGTCCTTGATAGTACGAGGAGCACCACTGTAGACTTGCTTTGCTGCATAGTAATACATCTCAGCTTCAATTTGACGTTGCTTCTTGAGAGACTGTAACTGCATCACTAAAGACTGATTAGAGGCCTCTGTTTGACTATCAAATAAAGCACCTGATGTACCAGACTTAGCTTGACCTGTACGAGAAGTACTACCTAGTCCTGCAATCTTAGTAATCATAGCTTCAGGAGCTTGAGAGGCTTGTAGTAAATCGTGAGGAATACCAGGACGCTCTTGGATCTTGATCTTGTTCTCTTTATTAGAGCCAGGCTCTACTTCAAACGTCTGTCCACCCTTAGCTTGATTCTGTCTGAAATTAGCTATCTCAGCAGGAGAAGTAAAAGTGTCTGACTCAACGGTGTAGTTATTCAGCCCAGCAGTACCAAGTGAATGAGTGATCTGAGATTGTCTCTTGTTCAGGACTTCTTGAGGGTCTTTAATGAGATCCACTAAGCCTTGACGTTGACCATAAACATTCTGATAAGACCATACTACGAAAGGTAAGCGCCCAAGCTGTAAAGGATAGAACCCTTCAGCAAGTACTAAATGGTTAGAGAGTCCAGGGCAGAAAGCAAATACTTTACAAACGTCCATTTCCTCTTCATCAATTCTATAGCCTGCACCTTGATTCTTTAAGATCTCATGTAAGGCTTCAATTGACATACGCTGATATAAGACTTGGCTGAACTCTTTCTGTTCTGTACCTTGTGCATCAAAGACTTTGCGTACAGTCTCACGTTCCATCCAAGTAGACTCAACTACCTTATATTGGTCACGAATACGATCATACCACTGAGCAGATCTGTCCCACTGTTGATTCACATTGGTGGATTCATCATTAGTGGAGAACTGAGTAAGGAGGATAGCATTGTCTACTTCCTCTGACTTAGTATGAAATTGTTCTTTGATCTGAGCAGGAGTCAACCAAATAGAAGTAAAGGCTTGACGACAATCTTTAATGTCATCAGTCTGCCAATTTTGGTCAAAGTAAGTTTGGGTAGGATTTCTAGCTCTGACATCTACATTCCCTAGAGGATCACGCTCATAGTTAATGTACATCTGCTTGATGCCTGTATGGATTAGGCCATCACGTTCAAATTCTGTCTGTTTAGTTTCCCAATTACCAGCAGCATAATCATTATCATAGAGCTTCTGCAAGAGATCAACGTCATCTTGTTTCTCAGGCTCAGAGGATAAGAACTTACTCTGAAGTGGGGAATCATTGAGTTGTCCTAGCTTGTCTTCAATAGCAGGCAGGACTAGGTTAAATTGGTGAGCAGGACGTTGCTGTTCACGAAGTTGCTCTATAGCTTGTGCGTCCCATTGGCCTTTATTGACCCCTGAGTATATAGAGAAATTGTCATAAATACGATCTCTGTTGCCATTGATACGATCTTGATCTATCGTAGCTTCATATTTCTGCGTCCAATTAAACACTTTCATTGCGTTCTCAGTGTTCATTGGGAATTGTACTAGATTAGGTTGGTCGCTCATTGTCAGTCTCGTTTAAATGGACATAAGTTACTGTGATTCTGGGATCTAATTTTTGGAGTTGTTTTTGGAACTCAACCGCCATAGTTCTCTCTTTATCAGAAAGGGGACGAGCTACTACACCCGTCCCACAATCTTGATTAAGAATCTGTCAATACTGGGATGACGTATCCAGTCCCGTCAATTTGAATCCCGATTACGCCACAACCTGACATTGCTGCCAATAAGCGAAATGCTGTGATGTCTGCTGCTGCATCTGGTGTTTCTACTGCTACGTTAACTCCATCTACTCCACCGATACGAGTGTAGACGTTTGCGCTTTTTCCTGTTACTGTTGCTGCCATGTTATTTTCCTTGTTGGGGTTGTAGGCTTGATTCAAGATAATTGATAAAATCTCGTGCCTCTAAAGGGTGGTTAATATCCACCTTATGCACCTTCTTACAGTTTGGGCATTTCATCTCAATAGAAAGTCCCTCAATTTTAGCGAGGAACCTCCCACAGGTGAAGGGTTTCCCCTGCTTTTCCGTAATATTATCACACTTTACTCTCATCCTTGCCTCCCATTATTAGGCCATATGAGTAAAAATATAAACATTTTATCCACGATCTATCAACATTTGTGGATAACTTTACTAATAAGCTGTCTGCCAACTCTTATCTCTGTCGTCTTTTGCACCTGATATTTGATTGTTTAGACGTTCTTTTCTATCCCATTCTCCCTTAGAGTTCTGAGTCACCATATTGCCTGAGTAGTCTCTCTCGTACATTTCCATATGTTTCGGTGGAGCTTTAGGAGCTTCTCTACGAACTTCAGCACAAAGGTATCTGAGTACGTCAGGTCCGTCATCATTAATGTCCTCTGGCTTCTCACCTTTAACATTAGGATTCCATCTCCAAGTAGAAAGTTGCTCTATCAGCTCTACACAATCAGGGTGGATAGTTACTTTCTTATCACTGAATCGTTTAGAGAGCCACATTCTAGAGCCATCTTCACCGATTAATCCACGAGTCTTCTCTGAAGGTGTGAACTTGAGTCCCATCTTATAGAATACTTGAGCAGGAGAAACTACGCCTGTCCTGTTGAAGATAGCAGCATCAGCAATCTCTCTTCTGAGTGGACGTTCAAACCAATTCTTCAAGCCTTTGATGTCAATTGCAATGTCCTCTGCTTGATACTCACGCCAATATCTTTCAGTACAGATATAGAGATGATCGTCAAACTTAGAGTAAAAAGCGAGCAGATACACAGCAGGGTGAATATAACCATG